GCGATAAAGGCGACAAATGGCCTCATAGTTGGTCTCGGTCTGCCCCGCCTTAATCCAGTCGATCAGCTTGGCAAAGCAGTCCGGGCAAAGCTCATTGTGTGCCGGCTCTGCCTCCGCGACCACCCTGGTGGTCTCGACGTCTACCCGGCAGCCGTAGATCCGCAGAGGCGTGTCCGTCTCATTTTTGCATCGGTCACATACATAGACGTGCTTAATCATCACTCGCCTCCTTGTCTTCTTGCGCCCTGGCTGTTGGCGGCCACGACGCTCCGGACAACTCGCCGCCTATGGCCATGTAACCACAGGCGTCAACCCAGCTGTCCAAGTGATCACCTTCCGCCCCGACTAAGCGTGCGATCTTAAGCATGGTCATCATGCACGCCACGTCAGTCGGCGTGACCGGATGATTAAGGTATGCGCTCCACAAGCGTGCTATCCGGGTAAAATTTGCCCCGGCGTCTCCATAAGTGTCTTGTCTCGCGCCGGTCACGATGATCGCCGCATTTCGCAAAATATCGTCACGTAACATCTTGTATCCTCCTCACTCTGTTGCCGCCCTTGTGCCACTGTACCCACCATCCACCGGACTCCATCCAGTAGGGCGTCCCGTAGGCCACAAGGCTCAACATGTTTTTGTCGTACACAGTCGTGCAATACTCAGACTTTTTTGTCATGATGTTTGTGGCAACCTCAAGGCGATTTAAGGCCTTGACGTCAAACCTAGGGTTGCGATACCATCCATGCGCAGGTGACAGCCAGATCCCCGGCTCCGTGGCAAAGACCGCCACGACATCCAGGGAGACGATCCCCGCCAGGTACCGGATCCGCTCCTCCACCGTCTCGCTCGCCTGGCTGACCGGAAAGAAACAAAAGCCGATGGCGTCAGTCTTGCTGTCCTGGTGCGTGGAGAGGTTTCGCAGGATCTCGCCGCGCTGGTACCGTTTGAACTCCTCCATGCTCATGCAGCGCATGACGTACAGCGGAGCCCACCCCTCTCTATTTTTGCCCATGCCGATCACCTCCACTCCTGGCGTGATCCTTGGGGAGCTGTCTGCTGTCGGCCCCGGCTTCCATCTGCCAGTGCCATCCCGGGCGGTCTTTGATCTGGTAAGCGCTGCCTCCGCTGGAGACAAAGACCTTTTTGTGGCCGGACTGCACGACAGCCCCGGCGACTCGCTGAGTCGGATCGTGGTCGCGTGCCAGGGCGACCTGGGTGCCGGCCTTGAGCTTTTTGACCTGCATAGTAGTCAGTATCATTTTTACCCTCCTTCTATTGTTCGCATATCGTGTAAATGTCAAATCGTGTAAATGTCAAAACGGACAGCGTTTTTAAAAATCTCGCTAAGCCCTCCCCCCTCTCGCGCGCGGGGGCATGGCTGTGTCCTGTGCCCGGCAAGGGGGCGTACTCAGTCGCCCCTTGCCAGGGTACTGGGTACATGCCAATGTGCCCATTACCTTTAGGTAATAGTTGTCCTTTGTCCTTTGTCCACTAGCGGACAGACAACATATATATGTTGTCCGTTGTCATGTTGCGGACAAACAAACGGACAAAAGGTTTTCATATTGTCCGGACGCAGCGGACAAATACATTTGTCCTTTTGTCCGCTACTTTGTCCGGAGGCTGCCTGGCATCTTTTTGATCATGCCGTCTTTGTACTGGTAACCCTCACTCTCCAGGCGCTTTTTATGTTTTCGCTTTGGGTCTCTCAGATCCTTTTGCACTGTCGCCTCGCTCTTTCCGGTGGCCTCCGCCAGCTCTGCAAAATGGATTTCCTGGACGCCATCCGGCATTAAGTCCTTGAGGGCATCCAGATACATGTCGGTGGTTTCCTCGCCCTTTTTCGTCTGATCTCTTAACCATTGGTTATAGGAGCGCTTGGTCTTCCGCTGCCCGTCATCCGGCTGGATGTCCTTGAGGATCCCCTCGGTGTCAACCTTGTGGATGGGATACTCGAACCAGACGTCGATGGGCGGGAAGGGTGCAAACTCTCGCAAGGTGGCCTCGATCCGCCACCCTGTGCGGTTGCTTACCCGTGTGACCTCCTGCGTCAGCCGCTCCTCCAGCCGGATCTTTTGCGCGGCTGACAGTGACGTGTCGGCCTCAAACTGCAAGGCTACCGGATCCGTCCAGGACTCCTCCGGGATCCTGTCCCGCCAGCCCGGCGCAAATTCCTCCAGGGCCCACGTGTACGCCCTAGCCTTGGCGGCGTCTTCGATCTGCTTGCGGGTCTCCGCTGTCAGATCCAGCTCGGTAAGATCCAGAAGGGCATCCGGGTCTCTCGCAAAAACCCCGGAGCCGGATGCGCGGTCCATGGATTTTTTACCGCCCTGCGCACCCTTGCTGTGGTGGTGTACGACGGCGATGGCGGCGGTAAGCTGCGCACCGATCCAGTCGAGCCAGTTCCACATGGCACCCATGTCGCCGGCGCTGTTCTCGTCGCCTTCCATGATCTTGTAAAGCGGGTCGATGATCACCAGGTCATAGTGGGATTTCTTCCCGCGCCGCACCAGCTTAGGCGCCAGCTTTTTAAGCGGCAGCGTCTTCCCTCTTAAGTTCCAAATGTCGATGTTTTGCAAATCCGTCTTGATCCCCATGAGCTTACAGATGTCGTCAAAGCGGTGCAAACAGCTCGCCCGGTCAAGCTCCAGGTTTACATACAGGACGCGCCCCTGGCGGCACTTAAAGCCTAACCACTCGGAGCCCCTTGCGATGGCGATGGCCAGCTCGATCATTGCAAACGACTTGCCTGCCTTAGACGGCCCGGCCATGAGGAGCTTGTGACCGGATCTCAGGATCCCCTCGATCAGCGGATCGGCTAATGGCGGCAGATCCTGCATGGCGGCGTCCAGCGGCTCAAAATCCGGAAGGTCGTCGTTGGCCTCCTCGATCCACTCCTGCCACTCGCCCCAGTCGCTTTTTCCAATGTTGGTGGCCATCAAAAATTGTCGGTGGCCGTTTCGCGTCACGCCTGGCATGCGGCTGAGGCGTGACGGGTTTTTGTTTTGCGTGTCCACCTTAAGGCCGTTTTTGTCGCAAACCTTATAGAGGTACTCCACGCGCTTTTTATATTCCTGGTAGTCGCCCGCGCCGATCTTGACGATGGCGTGGATCGACTTGCCGCCGGAATAGACCATCGCCGCGACCGGCAGCTCCAGCTCCTTGATGATGGCCTGCTGCTTTTCCAGTGGCAGGCTGTCTGACTCCACGAGCGCAAACCGGTAGTCGGTGACGTTGTCATTTTTTATCCCATTGCCGTCCAACGGATTAAACCGGATCCACGCTCCTGCAGTTGGGTTGCAATCGCCAAAGACCGCGCCGATGTCCCGGGTGCGCCGGAGCTCTTCCAGAAGCTGTCCGGCAGTCCGATCCCAGCATCCTTTTTTCGGGCTGAGCCTGTCCTCGTTCTGATAGACGTCGGTAACATAGCCGACGTTTTCGGTGCTCTGGAAAAGTGTCTGGATGTAGGTGATAAGATCCTGCACGGGATCCCATTCGGGTCCTGGCTCGTTAAAATCCTGATCTTCCACCCATCCGGGTTTAATGACCTGCAAGTCGTCCTTGCCGTCTCTGGAGATCACGCTGTCCCAATCCAGGGCGACGTCCTCGATTTCGGCAGCAGGGGAGTAACCGCCCCGGCGGGCCAGCTCGTAAAGCGTGCCGCCCGTGACCGGTGAGGCTGTGGCCTCGTTAAACCCTGCCCACTTTTTCCAGCACTCTCCAGGCTTGTACCGGTGGTCGGCCTGGGACCATTGATCCCAGTCGTAGGCGGTGAGGCCCTCGTGCTTGAGGGCCATCCCTACGGCCAACCATTCGGAGTAATCCAGGACGGCTGGGTCGATATACTTAAGTAGTTCCTTTACGTCTGCCATCAGCCTGCCTCCTCACCTGGCGTGTATCCTTTGATGGTGATCCATCTTGGCACCTGCCAGCCATTGTCTGCAATACAGGAGATGATCCTGCTCGCGTCCTCAAATTTCCAGGTGCCAACATGTTCAAATCCATAGCGCTCCAACAGTCGGATCTGTTTCGGCGTGGCAAGCCCTTCCCTCTGGCGCATGATCAGCCGGTTGATCAGTAGCGACGCTTTGCCTGCGTTTTCTACACCATCCGGGTCAATTCCGTACTTCTCCAGGAGCGCCAGCTGTTTCTGAGAAGGCGGCGCTGCCTGGTATCCAAAGGCCGGCACGTACCCGGTCAGGTCTTCCGCCAGGATCGACATCTCATACTGGAGCGGATCCACCAGGCGCTTTTTGCGTTTGCGCATCTCTTCCAGCTGTTTCGCAAGGGCGGCCTCACGTTCGGCTACAACATCCTTCGCGGCGGCATCCTCTGCCTCTTCCAGATCAACAGCCTCCCCGGCGTCCTCTTCCAGGTTTTCGGTCATTTTCTTGGCAACCTCCGGGTCCTCACAGATCAGAGCAGCCGGGTGGCACAGCTCGTGCCTGTCGATGTGCCACAAAAAATCTAACAACAGCAGGTGGTCTTTCCCAGGGTAGAGCCTTGTCCCTCTCCCCACCATCTGGGCGTACAGGCTGCGCACTTTGGTTGGACGCAGGACGATTATGCAATCCACGCTCGGGCAATCCCATCCCTCGGTGAGGAGCATGGCATTGCAAAGTACGTTGTACTTACCCGCCTCAAAGTCCCGGAGGATCTCCGCCCGGTCCTCGCTGTTGCCGTTGACCTCGGCGGCCCTAAAGCCGCGTTCGTTGAGAATGTCCCGGAAACGCTGACTTGTGGCGATCAGCGGCAAAAACACCACCGTTTTGCGATCCATGCATACCTTGACCATCTCGTCCGCGATCTGCTCAAGGTATGGATCCAGCGCTGTGCCGATCTCCCCGGCCTTAAAGTCTCCGGCCTGCACGCCCACGCCGGTCATGTCAATCTGCAAAGGTACGGTCATGGCCCGGATTTTGCAGAGGTATCCTTCACGGATTGCCTTGGGCAGGCTGTACTCATCGGCCAGGCTGTCAACGACCG